GAAGCTTACCAGGGAAAACTATTAGAATCCAGACAATCAGATTGGAAAGACGAATTTATTTTGCTTTTACTTTCGGTCCCCATCGTAATGTTGGGATGGTCAGTATGGTCAGATAATCCTGTACATATGGAGAAAATGGAACTATTCTTTGTGCACTTTGGAAATTTACCGTTATGGTATCAAACAATTTTTGTAGGTGTAATTGCGAGCGTCTATGGACTTAAAGCAACACATTTAATAAAAGGAAAATAATGTCTGAATGGATTACAGTAAAAGATAAAAAAGAAAAAGAAGTTGAAAATAAATGGATTCAATTAAAGAAAAAAGATAAAGAACCAGAAGAACCTAAAACTGAATGGATTAAGAAAAAAGTAAAAGAAGAAAAACAAAAATGGATTACTAAAAAATCTGATAAAAAAGAGATTCCATATATCACTAAAAAATCAGATAAAGAAAAAGTAGAAGAAAAAGCTTCTGGTGGCTTGATAAAAGGTTTTCCTAGATTAGCTACTAAAGGATTTAAAAGATAGTGGCTATCAGTAAAAAAGAAGAAAGTACTTTAAAAAAACACAGTAAGCATCATTCAAAAAAACACATGAATGAAATGAAAACAACTATGAGTAAAGGTACCTCATTTGATAAAGCTCATAAAATGGCTATGAAAAAAGTAGGTTTAGCCCGTGGTGGCTTATCAAACGCAGCAGGATATTCTTCTGTAATGGGTAATAATAAATTTGGATACCCAAGTGGTGGTATACCAGTTAAAAAAGGAGGAAAAGTATAATGGACGGCGTAAACTTAATATTTAAATTACAAAAAGAAGTTAAAACTACTCAAGACAGTATTTCAAATGTATTAATCAACGGACAAGTTGACAATTGGGATAAATACCAGTATATGGTAGGACAATTAAAAGCATATCAACTAGTTTTACAGGAAATCTCTAACCTGCTAAAAAATAAGGAGCAAGACAATGACGAAGACGCAAATATCCACAAACTCAAGCCCAAAAATTGAGTTAACGAATACACCTCTAGTAGGTGTAGAAAAATCAAAACCAGAAAAAAAAGAAGATGTTACATCTTTACTTCCCAAACCTACGGGTTGGAGACTATTAGTTTTACCATTTAAAATGGATGAGAAAACTAAAGGTGGTCTTATAATGAATGAGTCTACACTAGAGAAACAACAAGTTGGTTCTCAAGTAGGAAATGTTCTAGCTATTGGACCCGAAGCTTATACAGGAAAAAGATTTGAAAACTCTGGACCTTGGTGTAAAATTGGAGACTGGGTAGTTTTTGCACGTTATGCAGGATCAAGAATTCAAATTGAAGGTGGTGAAGTACGTCTGCTAAACGATGACGAAGTTTTAGCAACTGTAGAAAATCCAACAGATATTTTACATCAATATTAATAAATAGGAGAAACTATGCCAAATAATGAAAACGATAAGATCATAGACTTACCAACAGAAGGACCTGGAGTTGAGGTCACTTTACCAGAAGAATCTATAAAAGAAGGAATACAAAATGTTGATATTCCTGAAGTAAAACCTGAAGGGGAAGTAGATATATCTACAGAAACTCCAGTTGAAGAAAAACCAACTGAGTTAATTACTGAAGAAGTTTCTACAGAACCAAAAGAAGAAACTAAAGAAGAAACTAAAGAAGAACCTAAAAAAGAGTTAGAGGAATACAGTGAAGGAGTTAAGAAAAGAATTGCTAAACTTACTAAACGTATGCGTGAAGCAGAGAGACAAAAAGAGGAAGCTACTAAATATGCTCGTTCTGTTTTAACCGAACAAAAAACTCTAAAAACAAGATTAGCTAAAATAGATAAAGGGTTTGTTTCTGAAATGGAAAATAGAATTGTTTCTGGAATAGAAGCAGCTCAAGCTAAATTAGTTTCTGCAAGAGAAAATAATGACATCAAAGCTGAAGTGGAAGCTTCTAAAGAAATAGCTAAATTAGGTTATGAAGAAGCTAGATTAGCTGAAATGAAAGTTAAACAGGCTGAAACAGAAGTTAAAACACCTGTTATTCAACAACCAGTTGCCCCTAATCAACAAGTACCAAGACCTGATGCGAGAGCAACAGAATGGGCAGAGAAAAACGAGTGGTTTGGTAAAGATAATGCCATGACATATACTGCGTTTGATGTACATAAAACATTAGTAGAAGAAGAGGGTTATGATCCTCAATCTGGTGATTATTATGTGGAATTAGATAGAAGAATAAAGCTTGAATTCCCCCACAAATTTGGTACAACTACAAAATCAACGATTAAGCCAACTCAAAATGTAGCTTCGGCTACCAGAGGGGTAAATAAAGTTAATCGCAGGACTGTGCAACTCACGCCATCACAGGTAGCAATTGCTAGAAAACTGAACGTGCCACTTGAAGAATATGCTAAACAATTAAACATAGAGGAGTAATCGCATATGAAAAAAAATGAAACTAAAGTAACTGAAGAAATTAAATTGGAGGTTACAGAGGAAGTAGTAAGAGACTCCCGTGCATCCGACAATAGAGAAGCTGTAAAGCGACCTGTTGTTTGGAAAGAACCAAATGCTTTAGATGCGCCCCCTGCGCCGGATGGATTCCGACATAGATGGATTAGAGCTGAAAGTTTAGGATTCGATGATACTAAAAATATCGCTGGTAAATTAAGATCAGGATATGAATTAGTAAGAGCAGACGAATTAGAAGCGATCGGTTATCCAGTTGTTGGAGACGGTAAATACAAGGGAGTTATCGGAGTAGGAGGTCTGTTGCTGGCCAGAATACCTGAGGAGATCGCACAAGCAAGATCTACGTTCTATAGTGATAAAGCTAAACAACGAGACGAAGCTGTCAAAAACGATTTAATGAAGGATCAGCACCCGAGTATGCCTCTAAGTTATGAAGCACGCTCTAGCAAATCTTTCGGTGGTAAGTAAAAGTTTTTTAACAATTACGACCCAACGGATTTAAATTAATCGTAACTAGCAATAGTTACAAACAGAGGAAAAATAATATGGCTAATCAAGATGCAGCTTTCGGTCTTAGACCGTTAAAAAGTGTCGGTCAGCAAGATGATTCCACTGGGATGACTCAATATAATATTTTACCTGGAGACGCTTCAACGATCTTCCAAGGTGATTTAGTTATAGGAGTAGCTACAGGTTATATAGATATTACTACAGTTGGTAATGTTAGTAATCTTGGCGCATTCTGGGGATGTTTCTACGATGACCCAACAACACAAAAACCTACGTTTAGAAATCAGTACCCAGGTGCAATTACACCTGCTAATAGCGGTGAAATCGAAGCGTTCGTATATGACAATCCCTACCAAATGTTTGAGGTTCAATCAAACGCTGGAGCAGCGGCTATGTCACAAGCGGACATTTTTTCGACAGCAAACGTTGTTACACCAGGAACTGGTACACTAATAAACGGAGTGTCAGCTATGGAGTTAGATCAAACTACGATCGCTCAAACTGTCAAACAACTAAAAATAATCGGCAAGTCAAGAGACCCTGAAAATTCAGATTACGCAGCAGCGAATGTGAATTTTAGAGTAATGATTAATACTCATTTACTAGGCTCTGGCGTAGCTGGGATATAAGGAGTATAAATCATGGCAATATCACGACAACAACTCGTAAAAGAGCTTGAGCCAGGTTTAAACGCCTTGTTCGGCCTTGAGTATAAAAGATACGATTCAGAGCATGAAGAAATTTATGCAAAAGAATCATCTGACAGAGCCTTCGAAGAAGAAGTAATGTTATCTGGCTTTTCTAATGCTTACGTAAAACCTGAGGGTTCTGCGGTTGCATTTGACAACGCACAAGAAACATACACTGCAAGATACACAAATGAGACTGTGGCACTTGCATTTGCTTTAACTGAAGAAGCTATGGAAGACAATCTGTATGACAGACTAGCGTCTAGATACACAAAAGCACTAGCAAGATCTATGGCAAATGCGAAGCAAATTAAATCTGCTTTCACATTAAACCAAGGTCTACCTGGAATTGCAGCAGCAGCTGCATTTCAATCAGGTGACAATGTTAATTTATTTAGCCTTGTTCACCCGACTATTGCTGGAACTGTAGCTAACACATTAGCAGTTCAAGCCGACCTTAATGAAACATCATTGGAGCAGTCTATGATAGACATCGCTGCAATGACTGATGAAAGAGGGTTAAAGATTGCAGCTAGAGGAATGAAAATGATTGTTCCTTCTGAAAATCAGTTTAACGCTGAGAGATTGTTAAAATCTCAAGGTAGAACTGGTACTGCAGACAATGACATCAATGCACTGAAAAACATGGGAATGGTACCTGAAGGTTACAGAGTAAACCATTACCTAACAGACGTTGATTCTTTCTACATCATTACTGATGTACCTAATGGTATGAAGTACTTTGAAAGACTACCTATCCAAACGAAAATGGAAGGTGACTTTTCAACAGGAAACGTAAGATACAAAGCGAGAGAAAGATATTCTTTCGGCGTATCTGACTATAGAGGTATCTTCGGTGTTGAAGGTAGCTAATAACTAAATTTAAGAGGCCGTCTAAAAACGGCCTCTTTTTTAAACGAAAGTCATAATATGAAAAAAACTCTTATCAACATCTGGGCCTATAATTATCATGCTAAATTTAGTATTTTAGCTGAAGATACGACTGAAAGTGTTGAAAATGCTATACTTGACAAGTTGGGAGAAAAGAGTATAGTATGGGAATATCTCGGAGATAGTTATCATTCGGGATCTAATAGAATAACTTTTGAAGAGGTTATAAATGATACAAGACCTATACAAACAAAAAAGGTCCTTGGAGTTGAAGTGGCAACAGGAGCATCTGGATAATAACAGATACACTCTTGAAATGGTTAGAATAGATGACAAAGTTAAAAGAGTCATTACTGACATTAAGCTGGAAGAAGCAGCTATTGCAACAAGGCAGAATCAAGTAGATGATGCTGCTCCACAAGTTTCTGTAGCTACTTAAGTCACAAAGCTACATCGCTGAAATCGCACTTTCTTAT